AAATAGCAGTAACACAAAGTAATAATCAAGCAGCTATTGCACAAAGTACTAATAGTACATTTGCAACTATGAGTACAAATATGAGTACAAGTAATACTGCTATTGCTAATAGTGGTTTTACTGCTAATAGTAATATTGCTAATAGTGGATTAACTACTGCTGGTACTATTGCTAATAGTGGACTAACTACTGCTGGTACTATTGCTAATAGTGGACTAACTAGTGTTGAAAATGTTGGTAAGGCTGGTATTACAGGTGTTGTTACAACTAGTATTAATGGTTTAACTAGTGTTGAAAATGTTGGTAAGGCTGGCATTACAGGTGTTGTTACAACTAGCACTAATGGTTTAAATACTGCTAGTAGTATTGCTAAAGATGGTATTAGTGGAGTTGTTACAACTAGCACTAATGGTTTAACCAGTGTTGAAAATGTTGGCAAAGCCGGTATTACAGGTGTTGTTACAACTAGCACTAATGGTTTAAATACTGCTAGTAGTATTGCTAAAGATGGTATTACAAATATTGTTACTACTAATACTAATAGTTTAAAAACACTAGAAGATAATACTACTAATATTATTAAAATAATTGGACCAACCAACGACTAGTATGATTATAAACTTGACAAATTCTTATAACTATAGTATAATATACTTTTATTATAGGAGTTTGACATGGCTGAATATACACGTGAATTTTTAGTAGATGCTTACTTATGGCGATTTCTTAAGGCTCTTAGTATAGAAAAACTAGTTAAACTAGAACAAGATGCCTACCACGACTACGACAAGTATGGCAAAGAAAAATTTCGTCAATATGCTAGTTTAGATAGTGAATATATTAAAAGGTATAAAGAGTCACTAAAATAATGCCCCGATGGTGGAATTGGTAGACACGCTGGATTTAGGTTCCAGTGCATAAGCATGCGAGTTCGAGTCTCGCTTGGGGTACCACATACTATGAATATTAATCAACCACAACAACTTTCACTATTTGAAGTTCGTACAAAAATTTGTAGTTTTTGTACTAGCTATAATAAAATAATGGATACCTGTCAACAAACAGAAAAATTAATAATGATTTATGCTAAAAAACTAACTAATTTGTGTCCAATCAATCGTTGGCCGCAATAATGCACACATTTGATCAGAACATAAAACGTGTAGGCTTTGCTTGCAAAATACAAATAGCACACGATAAGGCCGATAAAAAATTAAATACAACTACAACTACATTAACTTACTTAAATAATCAAACCAAAGATAAAGCAGTAGAAAAACTCTGGACAATTATACATAACAACTGTGAAGTATTAAAACGACAAATGGAGTGGATAGGTAGTCTACCAAAAAATCAACGTCAATTTCGTATAAGCAGTGATTTATTTCCGGTATATACTCATAATGACTGGATGTGGTTTTATTTTCAACCAGACGTTATCAACTATTTAGAAAAACACCTTAGCAAAGTGGGTGATATTGCTAGAGGTAAAGATGTAAGATTAAGTTTCCACCCAGGACAATTTTGTGTACTAGCAAGTGATAATAATGGAATTGTTGATAACAGTATTATTGAGTTTGAGTATCATACTGACATCGCCCGTTACATGGGTTATGGTAATAAATTTCAAGATTTTAAATGTAATGTTCATATTGGAGGAAAGCGCGGTCCGCAAGGGATTATTGACGCACTTAGGAAACTAAGTCCTGAAGCGCGCAACATCTTAACAATAGAAAACGCAGAATATACTTGGGGATTAGAACATAGCTTAGAGCTTGTAGATCACTGTGCACTAGTACTAGACATACATCACCACTGGATATATAGTAAAGGAGAATATATCGAGTCAGATGATAACCGAATTAAAGTGATTAAAGATTCGTGGCGAGATGTTAGACCTGTTATACACTATTCAGTATCCAGAGAAGATGTCTTGGTTGAGCATGATCCAGATCAACTACCTGACTATCAACTACTTACAAGTTTAGGATTTACATCAACTCGGCTGCGAGCACATAGCGACTACTACTGGAATAATAGTGTAAATAATTGGGCGGCTACACACAATGAATGGGCAGATATTATGTGTGAAGCTAAACAAAAAAATCTAGCTAGTGAACCTTTTATTAAAAAATCACTATGAATAAAATACACATAAGTTTACCAGGAATATATAGGTACGATAATGTTTTAGATAAACAATCTTGTAAAAAATTACATAATTTTATTATACAAACGTGTGGTTTATCAAAAAATTATAATCCTACTTTAATGCCATGGGATGAAAATGATAAGATACAAGCATTAAATATTAAAGATATAGAGTTAAAAAATATTATACTAGAGTATAGAGAAAAAGTAACTAATATTGTATATAATTGTTATAAAACTATTTGCTGGCCAGAACAAACAGATTTAGTATTATGGAGAACTAATAGACAACATACACTTCACGAAGATGATCCTAGCAAAATAAAAGTATTTAGTACAATAACGTATTTAAATAGTGGATTTTTAGGTGGTGAAACGTATCTAACCCTGAATGGTAAAGAGTATTGGAATAAACCTAAGTCAGGAAGTATTATAATTTATCCAAGTGAAACAATACATGGTGTTCCTATAATTTCTAAAGGAATAAAAACTACTTTGGGTATATGGTTTTGTACGGATCCAAATTTTAAAGAAAATTTTAATTAAAATTATTTTGCTAAAGAGTATCAACATTTAGGAGTTAAATGTGAATAAAATATATGAATTAGAGTTTTACAATAGTATATTAGCTGCTCTTAAAAAAGCTAAAGCTGGAACTATAAAGCGCGGCGATAGTGTAAGTTGGTCAAGTAGTGGTGGCACAGCACGCGGTAAAGTAACCAAGGTAATTACTAGTGGCGAAGAACAAATACCTGGTAGTAGCTTTACTATTACTGGTACTAAAGATGATCCAGGTGCTCTTATCAGAGTATATAGGCCAGATAGTAGTGGCGTATATAAACCTACAGATACTATTGTAGGACATAAAATAAGTACATTAACTAAAATTGAGGCACTATAATGCCTTGTTATAAATGTAGTAATGGGAAGTACAAATATGGACAGCGCGGTAATTGTCAGTTTGATACACTAGAAAGTTGTCAAGCTGCTGAACGCGCTATTTATGCTAGAGAGAACAATAAGGAGCAAACTATGGCAACAAAACCTTACAAAGAGCCGATGAAACCAGGCAAAAAACCTAAACCAGGTAAAATGTAATTATACTAGTTACCAGTCTAGTAAAAAACTGGTATAACACACAGGAGTTTACAATGAATTGGTTTACAATAGTTTATCAAGCACTACTAGCTAGTCAACTTACTCGTAGAGGTAATTGGCGCAAAGCTCAACGGCTAATGCTAAAATGAATGCTGGTACATGTTTGTTGCTTTTAGCAGCAGCACTTTTAATTGTATTTATTGATGACATACACACACGGAGAAAAAAATGAATCCTTTTGAAATTCGCGCTCAATTACTAGAAATGAGCAAAAGTTATTTAGATAAACAGTTTGAAATCAATACAGAGTTTGCTAGGCAGGCTTTTGATGCTGCTGTTAAAAATGGCTTAAAAGCGCAAGAACAATATCAAGATTTTATGCCTAAAATGTATAATCTTGAAGATGTAGTAGAACAAGCTAAAAAACTCTATGGTTTCGTTAACAGTAAGTGAGCTTTGGCAGCGAGTACAAGATTATTTTAATCAGCCGTATTCGTTGCAAAAGTTTATAGAAGATCACAATCCTCAATCAATGGCTGATGTAGAGTATTTAGAAAAACAGTGGTACTATCATACTAACAATTGGTAGTACTTTGCCAATAATAAAAATAATAAAAAGGCGAAATATGTTGGATATTAAAGAATTACGAGAAGAATTATTAGAAAATGCTATGGATTATCTAGATGAAAAACATCAAACACAAAAATGTTTTGCTAAAATGTTTTTTAAACATAAACTTACTCAAGGTATTCCTATAGAAAACTATACTAATTTTATGCCACAAATGTATTCTCCACAAGAGGCTATTGATCTGGCCAAAGCTATGGAGGCATATGTTATGGGCAATAATAAGTAGTAAAAATACTAAGTTGACGCTTTTTGCTAAACCGTGTATAATATTATTTTATAGACAGGAGAAGCAATGAGCGTTTTCGACTTTAATAGTTGTAACCTATATCTAACTCCAGCCCCTTGGCGACAGTATGTTAATGCTAACAGAGAGTCTGTTTTAAATGACTGGAAAACTGGTAAAGATTTTAAGGTTGTAGATGGCCCTTATTGTAGTATTCGTGATTTACACTATATGCGTGAAAATTTTAATAAAATTTTTATAATTTATAGTCGTGGAAGTATAGAAGTTTAATGGGGATATGGTGAAATAGGTAGACACAAGAGACTTAAAATCTCTCGCTTTTGAGCGTGCCGGTTCGAGTCCGGCTTTCCCTACCAAGGAATAGTTATGGCAGAGTATAACATACAAGATAAAATGGCATATAATGCTAATCAAATTTTAAAAGCACTGCTTGGTAGTGATGAATTAGTCAGTCGATGGTGGATTAGTCCAAATCGTGCATTTGATGAGCAAACACCAGAAGATTTATGGAATACTAGCAAAGGTAGAAATAAAGTTTATAGCTATCTACTAGACCAAATGGAGCCTCCACATTAGATGCGTTAGCATAGTTGGCCAAATGCACTAGCCTGTCACGCTAGAGATCATGGGTTCAAATCCCATACGCATCGCCATACTAAAGTACTTTGCAAAGAGTATTTTACTATGGTATTATAATAACAATAAAAGGCAATCCATGAATGAACTATATCAGCAAGAGAAACGATTTTTAATGTTAAGCGTTCCTCTCTTACTAAGACTATTTGAATATGTTCGCGAAGAACATACTACAGATGAAGATTTACATTTTATGGCCGAACGTATGCAAGAGCTTATGTTAGATGGCGTAAAGATGACAATGAATCAATATAGTGGAATTATTCCACACAAAGAATCAATGACTGCTCACGGCGAGTAGTCAATACTGGCAGAGAGTACCTGCCAGTATTCTCTGCTAAAAACTCCGTTATAATTATAATAAGAAAAGGGGAAACAAAATGGCAGAAAGTATTACACCAGGTGGAATGATGATGAGTGGCTATGGCGGTGGCGATGGCCTATTCGGTGCTGGAGGAGGCGGCCTTATTGGTGGTCTTATATTAGGTTCACTATTACGCAATAATGGTAACTTATTTGGTAATGATGGCGCAGGTGCAGTAGGTGCTGCTCTTCGTAGTCCTCCAGAACAAGCACAAGCTAATATGGACTTAATGGCTGCTATTGGTGGTGTTGCTAAAGACGTTGCAGTTAGCACCTCAGCTTTTGAGGCTAGTCAGGCTCAACAAAGCAGCACTATTCAAGCTCAGTTAAGTAGTGTTGCACAAGCAACTGTTGCACAGGTTAATGGCGTTAAAGACGCAGTTAATGCTGGTACTATGGTTTTAGCACAGCAACTCAATGGTATCCAACAGCAGGTCATGGAAAATCGCTATGAACTTAGCAAGGATATTAGTGCTGATGGTGATAAAACTCGTGCACTATTAGTACAACAGTATGAAGCCACACTAAACCGTCAACTTACAGATGCTAACGCAGCTATTATTGCACTACAAGCTAAGATAGATACTGGTGCTGCTACTCGTGGCGTTGAGGTTACCACAACTAACAACATCAACCAGATGCAACAACAACAGCAACAACAGCAGCAGTGGGGGCAACTTTACAATGCTATTTGGGCGCTTGGACAAAATATTCAAGCTGCTAATTCAGCAATTAATGTTGGTAGCGGCACACAAACCGCTAATCCAGCAAATACAAACACAAACATTAGATAATCTCTATGTGTTCAGCCGCCAAGCCAAAAGTTTGGCGGCATACTTATTGGAGATTACAATGTATCAATCACAATATTTTATACCTCCGCCGTGGTTTTTTCAACCACAGCCAGCACAATATCAACCTGTTAGGCCCACTATTAGTGATAATGATGTTACAATTAATACAGGTGGTACTGGACCACAAGGACCGCCAGGCCCACAAGGCCCACAAGGTATTCAAGGACCACCAGGATTAACTGGCGCACAAGGTCCACAAGGCGCACAAGGTCCTATAGGTTCACAAGGAGTGCCAGGACCACAAGGTGAAACAGGCCCACCAGGACCACCTGGACCTAGTGCTATATGCTGTATATTAAATACTAGAATAATTCGAGATACCTATTACATACAACCAGATGACTGCTATATAGGAGTGTGCAACGAAAAGCAAATTGACATTATATTACCAGAAAAACCTGAAAAAGGTAGAATGATTATTATAAAAGCACAACAAAAGCAAATTGGAAATAAAAAGATCTATATAGTTACACAAAATGGAAATAAGATAGATGGTGGTGATCAGATTATATTACAATCACCTTACGAATCAATAACACTAATTTTTAATGATAATTGGCATATAACAGGACAAACACAGGTGTAAAATGGAAGCTATTAAAATATATGAGGCTGGATGTAAAAAGCAACAAGACGATATTCAAGCCATGATGATAGCTGTAGACGATTTAGGAGCAGCAAGTTTAGCACTAGCTAGTGGTAGTGCACAAGGATACACACAATTTATTCAAAGCAGAGAAAATTTTAAACAAATGTTGGTTGACTTAGGCAAACACTACAGATACGTTGAGTAGTATTACATTATGGCCTCTCTACTAGAGGCCATACTCTAGCGCTACTAGGAGACTACGATGAAACAGTTTAATATTAGTGAAGTTAAACATTATATCACAACCAGTAGTCCAGAAACAAAAATATACCTAGGCGCAGACAGCGAGCGTAATCGCTTAGAAGACATATGGTATGCAGATTATACAGTTGCTGTTGTAGTACACATTGATGGCAAACATGGCTGCAAAATATTTGGCTACCACCAACGAGAGCGTGATTATGATCAACGTAAAGATAAACCTAATATTAGATTAATGACAGAAGTTTATAAGGTTAGTGAAATATACTTAGAGCTAAAAGATGTTATTGAAGACAGGTATGTTGAAGTACATTTAGATATTAATGCTAGTGCTAAACATGCTAGCAATCAAGTTGTGCAACAAGCTATTGGCTATATACGCGGTACTTGCAACTTGGAGGCATTGATTAAACCAAACGCATTTGCTGCTAGTTATGCAGCTGACAGACTAAAATTTATACTAAAATGAAATATAACCGTTTTGACCTAGAACAACTTATATTAAAAAACTGGGAAATTACTACAGAGATTAAACATCTTTATGAAAAAGTACTAGAAGATGATACATATACTCGTGACCAGATCGCAAATTATTTACTTGGCTTAGAAACTATTTATGAGTTAAAATTTAATAAATTGTGGGATTGTTTTGAATCAATAACACAACAAGGAAAAATTACGTCATGAGTAGTGAACTACTAGAAAACCTTGACAAAACTAGCGAAGTTTTTGA